GAGGCGGTGGTCAAGGGTAATTCAGGCCCCGTCATCGCACTAGCGGAACCCAAAACAATTTCCTGACAGATAGCCTTACAACGTATCGAAACACATGCCGAACCTGACAACTATCGCTGAGTGGGCCAAGACCGTAGGGATTTCCCGCCAGTCCGCATATGACGCGGTGAAGCGCTGCGAAATCCCGGTGACAGACGGCCAGGTGGATCCCGACTACGCGACGCACCTTTACGGCAAGAACACCCGCCAGCGCGCGAACGGCAACCGCCCTGACCCCCTGGCTTCTGCGGCGCAGCCTGCGGGCGCGGCGGGTTCGGGAGGATCCGGAGGTACGGAACCGAAAACAAAAACGTCGGTTCCAGGATACGACAGCAGCCGTGCCCGTCGGGAGGCGGCGGAGGCTGAAATCGCGGAGATCAAGCTGGCGGAGCAGGCCGGCAAGTTCCTGGTCCGGAGCGATGTCGACTCGTGCGTGTTCGAGGTGGCGCGCGCGATGCGCGACGGGCTGATGAACTGCGCGCGCCGGATCGCCGCCGATGTCGCCCCATTGATGACGGCGGACGAGTGCGAGACCGTGATCGATCGCGAGCACCGCGCCTTGCTCGAGAGTTTGGCGCACTCTCTCAACGAGCAGCTGGGTGTGCGCCTGGCGGAGCCCGATCAATGACCGGATTGCCTCCAGCTGTTGACGTTGTGTGCCCGGCGTTCGCTCGCGGCCTGCAGCCCGACCCGAACATGACGGTCGACGCCTGGGCCGATCGCTACATGATCATCCCGAAAGAGTCAGGTGCCAACGAGTCAGGCAAGTACCGCACCAGCCGCACGCCGCACGCGCGCGCCGTGATGGAAGCGCTGTCCGACTCACACTGGTGTAAAGTCGTTGCGCTGATGGGGGCATCGCAGATGCTCAAGACCCAAGTCGGTCTGAACTGGTTTTGCGCGAGCGTCCATCAGTCGCCGGCAAACTTCTTGTGGATCCTCCCCACCGGCAAGCTGGCCAAGCGTACCAGCGCGCGGGTGAGCAAGACCATTGCGGCTGTGCCCGAAGTACGCGAGCGCGTCGCGGCACCGCGCGCCCGGGACTCGGTGAATACCCTCGACACCAAGGAATACATCGGCGGCTCCCTTCACATCGTCACGGCAGGCGCTGCTGCTAACCTTTCCGAGATCCCGGCGCGGCGCGTGCTGTTCGATGAGGTCGATCGTGCAGAGAGCAACGTCAACGGCGAGGGCGACCCGGTCGCACTGGCCAAGGCGCGCCAGACCACCTTCGAGCGCAATCGCAAGAGCTACTTCCCCAGCTCGCCGACGGTGGTGGGCCAGTCGATCATTGAGCACCTTTTCAAGCAGGGGACGCAGCAGGAAGCGCTGGCCGAGTGTGTGCATTGCAGCCATGCGCAGCCGCTCGTGTTCGAAAGGCTGCAGCAGGATGACGCGGGCCAAGCCATCTACCCCTGCATCGAGTGTGGCGCGGTCATGTACGAGACCGACAAGAACCGCATGTTCGCCCGCGGACTCTGGTCGGATGGTGTACCGTGCGACGGCGAGACGGTCAGCTTCACGATCAACGCCATGTTTGCCCCATATGGCTGGATCCCGTGGATTGCGCTTCTCCGCGAGTACCGTGCCGCCAAGGCCAAGCTGGACGAAGGCGACCAGGAACTGATGATCACGTTCTACAACACGCGCCTGGCGCGGTGCTGGGAGCGAAAGAAGGAACAGACCAAGGCCAGCGAGCTGTCGGCGCGCGCCGAGAGCTACAAGCTCGGAACCGTGCCGAAGGGTGGTTTGATCCTGGTCTGCACCGTCGACACCCAGCCGGACCGCCTGGAGGCGAAGGTCATGGCCTGGGGCGAGGGAATGGAAGGCTTCATCGTTCACTACCAGGTGCTGTCCGGATCGCCGTCGGATCAAGCTGTCTGGGACCGGCTCGACAACGAAGTATTGCTGGCCCACTACCCGCACGCCGGTGGCCGCAAGCTGCCCATCTCGGCCGCATTCATCGACTCGGGCGGCGCGAACACGCATGACGTCTACAACTTCACTCGCACCCGTCAGCACCGCCACATCTACGCGATCAAGGGTCACTCGTATCCTAACAAGCCTATTTTGGGCGCGAAGCCGACACTGGTCGATGTCAACTGGCAGGGCAAGGTCATGCCGCACGGCGCCAAGCTGTGGATGATCGGCACGGACACCGCCAAGGATTACCTCTCCGCGCGCTACGGACTGGTTGCCGGCCCAGGCGCGATCCACTTCCCGGCCGACCTGCCGACCGAGTATTACGAACAGCTCACTGCCGAGTACTGCATCACCGTGTACAAGCGCGGCCGCAAGGTTCGGGTGTGGGAAAAAAAGAAAAACGACCGTAACGAGGCCGGTGACCTGATGGTCTACGCCATCGCCTGCGCTCACTACCTGGGCCTTCACAAGAAAACCCCCGCGCAGTGGAAGCAGGTCCGCGAGTTCGTCGACCCTGACACCCGTGATCTGTTCCAGGATCCAGCACCGGCCACGCAAGCCGATGCACCCGCCGCACCACAACCACCCACCTCCACCCAACCGCAGAACAATCCATGGCCGACGTCCAAACCACAGACATCCTCCGCCCCGCGCCGTCCGCAAGGCCGGCAATGGTGACCGACGGCGCCATTGGAGACAGCGACCTGGTCGAAATGGTCGTTGGCTTCATCATCGAAATGTGCCCTGAACTGCATGCGCGTCAGGAACAACTGAAGGCCGAGATCCGCACCGAATTCTCAGGCCTGATCACCTACATCCCGCGCCGCTCGATTGAGCAGCGGCGCCGTACCGCCGAGCAGGTTTTGACCATGTTCAACGGGCGGAACGCCACCGAAGTCGCCCGTAAGCTCGGTGTTGGCCGGGCCACGGTGTATCGCATCATCAAACAGGCCGGCGGAAGGAAATAGCGTCTCATGTTTTATAGAAATGAGACAACCATGTCGCTACCCTTGGCGGCATGGCCCTTACTCAATCAGACCTCGACGCCCTTGATAAGGCGATCGCCTCCGGCACCTTCGAAGTCGAATTCGACGGTCGCCGCCAGAAATTCCAGCACACCGGAGAGCTGATCGCCGCTCGCGATCACGTTGCGCGCGTGCTTAACCAGGGCCAAAACCGCGGTCCACGAGTGTTCGGCTTCAACTTCACCACCAGGCGAGGCTTCTGATGGCCAACCCTATCGATCGCCTGATCGGCTGGATCAACCCGCAGGCAGGCCTTGTACGCCACCGCGCGCGCAAGAGCCTTGAGCGCGCCTACGAGGCGGCGAGCCCGCGCGATGGTTGGCGCCCGCGCCGCGCTGGCGCCAGCGCCAATGCAGACCACCAGTCCGACGCCAAGGCCCTGCGCACCAAGGCGCGTGCCTTGGTACAGAACGTTCCTTACATCGAGTCCGCCCTGGAGACGCTTGCGACCGACACGATCGGCACCGGCATCATGGTACGCGCCACTGGCGCCGAGAAGGACAAGATCAACAAACTGTTCGACGACTGGACCAAGGTCTGCGATGCCGACGGCCGTCTCGATTATTACGGACTGATCAGCGTCGCCTACGCAGCGATGGAGCAGGATGGAGAGGTGCTGGTGCGCCTGCGCCCGCGCCGACCAAACGATGGTCTGCCGGTGCCGCTGCAGCTGCAGGTTCTCGAAATCGACTGGCTCGATAGCACCCGCATGGGCGGCTACCAGGACAACACCATCATCCAGGGCATCGAATACGACCAACTGGGTAAGGTTGCCGCCTACTGGCTGTGGGACCAGCACCCGGGCGATATGGTGCTGATCCGCGGCCAGAAGATCATGAGCTCGCGCGTGCCGGCCCAGAACATCATCCACCTGTTCAATCCGAGGCGCCCTGGTCAGGGCCGCGGCTTCACGCGGCTGGCACCAGTCATCACGCGAACCCGGGATACTCAGCTCTACGAAGATGCAGAACTGGGTCGCAAGAACCTCGAAACGCGCCTGTCAGTGCTCGCCTCCGGCGACCTGTCCACGATGGATAACCCGGCCGCAAGCGGCGCAGCGGCGGGCAGCGGTAGCGGCGGTGTAAGCGAACTGGGCGAGCTGGGTGGCGGTAACATCTTCGGCATGCCTGCTGGCATGAATTTTACGGTGGTCGAGCCCAAGGCCGCACCGGGCTACGTCGATTACATCAAGCTGCAACTACACATCATCTCAGCCGCGATCGGCGTGCCCTACGAAGCAGTCACCGGCGACATGAGCGAAGTGAATTTTTCGAGTGCGCGCGTGCGCCTGCTGGCCTACCGTCGCCGGGTGCAAAAGGTTCAGTGGCTGATACTCGTGCCCATGCTGCTGCGCCCAATCCACGGCGCGTTCATTGACGCGGCCAACCTGGCCGGCCAGATCCGCAGCAGCGACAAGTCGGTCGACTTCAGCATGCCGAAGTGGGATTACGTCAATCCGGAGCAGGAAGTAAAGGCCGACACGGCCGAGATCGCTGCGGGCCTGTCGACACCGAGCGAAAAACTGCGTCAGCGGGGATACGACCCCGATACCGTATATGCCGAGCTAGCGAGCGACCTCAAGAAGTTCAAAGAGCTTGGCATCCTCGATACGCTGCTGTTCATGCAGCGCGGGAATCTTCCAACTCAGCCGCAGTCCAGCACTGAAAGTACATCGGCAGATGCTTAAATTCGCGATGTCGCTGCATCTGGCTAGTTTAATAAACCTAGTCGGCAAGTCCGACGACGAGCTGCTGGCGTTTATCGCCAGTGGGTTCGCTAAACAATGAAGGGCCTCCATGGCTATCCAACAGACCGACCTCGTACAGCGCCTGTCCGGCGGTGCTGCGAACAGCAACGTCAGCGCATCAATCGGTGGCGCCAAGTCGAGTAACGCAGCGCCCGCCGGCCGCTTCGGCACCATCAGTGGCGCGGAAGCGGCCGCCGGTGTCACCAAGTATCGCTGCACCTACGTGCAGAACGGGCACGGCACCCTGACCGCGATCGGCGCGGCCGTCAGCGTGCAGTCCGACACCCCGGATAGCGGGACCGTCGTCGCTGTCGGCGTGGGCGCCGCTGCGGTCAACGCTGCGGAAACTGCTATCGCCAACGAGACCACCGCACCAGCCGCCGTCACGTTCGGCACGTCGGCCACGCTGGGCGATATCCCTGCGGGCCAGTATCGCGCCGTATGGGAGCGCCTGACCGTCTCGGCCGGCGCTGCCGCCGTCACCGGCGACGCGTACAACCTGCGTCTCACCTGCGACACGAACGCGTAAAGGGCCGCCATGTCCAATAAGGGCGCGCTCACCCTCGCATCAACGTACGCCCTTGCCGCAGGCGCCAAACCGTACGGCTTGGCGGCCAGCCCCGACAGCAATAACCTGTACGTCGTCAACAGCGGGGCAACCACACTTGCGCAACTGGCCATCGGCGCGGACGGCACGTTGTCCGCCGTTGCAGCCCCCGTCACTACAACGGGGGCGTGCCGGTGCGTCACAGTTGCTCCGGACGGTCTCAACGTCTACGCCACCTCGGCCAACGGCTACCTCTACACGTTCAGCAGGGCTGCCAATGGCTTGCTGACCATGCCAGTGGCGCGCATTAGTGCCAACATGACATGGGCGCTCGGCGTTGCGGTTTCTCCAGACAACAACCACATCTACGTGGCCTGCAATACTGGTCTCGGCGTGCGAATTTTCTCGCGCAACCTGGGCAACAACGGGCAGCCGACCGAGATCGGCAATGTTGCGGTCCCGGGTGCCCGCGCCGTGGTCGTCACGCCTGACGGCACTGGCGTCTATGTCTCGACCGATTCCGGCAGTCCGAATCTTGTTTATTGCTTCACGCGCGACCCCGCTACCGGACTACTCGTCGCAGCGTCGAGCCCGACTATCGCATCGCCATCGAACTTCGGAAACGCGATCACCTGCTCCGATGACAGCGCCTTTGTCTATGTCGCCAACGACAGCGGCAACATGTACACGGGCTGCTATTCGCGTAACACGTCCACCAACGTACTGACCGACATCGGGCACCACGCCGCGATCAACGGCGGCGTATGGAGCATGGCGCTATCTCGCGATAGCGGCAATACTTCGCTGTATCTGGCGGCAAGCGATTCGCAAAAGATTTATCAGTATGACCGCAGCACAAGCGACCTTACCAATGGAGGCCTGACGGCGAAGACGCCAGCTTTCGCCTCCACATCGAACACCGGACTCGCCAGCCCGCAGGGCGGAGGCAGCGCCGGCCCGTATGGCATCGTGGTCACGCCGAACAACAAGTTTATGTTCGCGACCGCGATCGGCACGGACAGCGTCGACGTCTTCACGATCGACCAGGGC